CAATCGCTTCAGATCATCAATCGACTGGCAACTCAAATCCTTGCTAAATGATAGTCACCAAGGTAACCGTTGAATCTGCGCTCAAGAATCTCTGCGAGAATCTGGCAGGCACATTCGTGAATAACATGCTCAACTATGGGGAGGCTGTGGAGAGCATTGTAGAGGGCAGTGCTGGCAACTATGTAACCAAGGATGGGCATACATATTGTGCAGTCAATGACACCTATCCTTTGGTAGTGTTTTTGGTTCGGGAATCAGCCAGCCTTGAAGCAACTCCAGCCGGAGGCAGAGCCAATAGCTTGCTCAGGACAGTCAATTTTAAATTAGTCGCAAATTCAACCTTTGAGAATGCCGAGTTTGGCATTACTTCCATCATCAACAGAACTAAAGGTATAACTTATGCCGGTACGGATTTCAATTCCAAAGCAATCGCCAACCAATACTTCGGATTACCAGAGCGAAACTTTGAGACCTACTTCTTCGCAATTGACTTCTCTGTCACGGAGCGGATTAGTTGTGCAGTTGCCTGTTGATGCTATTTATTTTATCAGTTTAAAAAAGGCCAGTCAGCGGAGGAACAGACTTCTCCAGCATTTAAAAGGTCTAAAAGATGCACATGGCAGACCTCCGCAATGGCATGAGGCCAATGATGGCAATAAGCCTGGTCATGTGGTTGACAATAGTCTGAAGCGGTCAAGGAAGAGACCTAACATGTCCATTGGAGAGATAGGCTGCTGCGCTTCTCACCGGGAAGTTTGGACATCAATTGTCCAAAATGGGCATCAAACTGCACTGATTCTGGAGGATGATGCGAGGTTTGAAATTGACAAGCTCATTAATCTTGTAAACAATTGGAACAGGTTGCCAGACTTTGACTTCCTACACTTAGGCTGGGAGTACTATGCTGGCTACAAAGATCAGACAATTGACAAGGTAGACATTCCTGAACTACCTAATCTCTGGAAGGGTGATGGCATGTGGCTTACTCATGCCTATATCATTACCAATCATTGTGCATTAGATTGGTTGCAGCGCACTATTGTCCAGAACAATGGGTTGGATGCCATGACAGCAGATATGCAGAGTGATTGTCAAGCCTATGGATTTAAGCCAGCCATTGCCTACCAGGAGCGAGGCACTTCAGGAATGCTCCGCAGTTCAATTCATCATACAGGGTAACTTAATTAATAACTATAAAATGGATAATTTACAGTACATCCGTGATGCCATCAGACAGCATGGCAATCGCACTCAGGTAAAAGTAATTCGGTGGGAAATCAACCCAGTAACAGGCGCACAGGATACTCCCTATGAGGTATCTGTCAATGCTCAGATTGCTCTCCGAGAATTGCAAAAGCCAGTTAATAAGCGCAGCTATTCATGGGCAAGAATCAGACCTATTGGTGAGACTCATGTAGGCATCAAACATAAGTCTGAGCAGGTAGGTTTACCAGACATTGACAAGCTGAAGGAAGAGTTAAAAGCTCAACTCCGGGCAGAGATGGCTGCTGAACTTGCTGCTGCTGCTACCATCACCGAAGATGATGCAGAGGAAAAACCAAAGCGCAAGCGGAAGGTTGTTATTGAGGAGGAGTTGTCCGGTCTTGACTCACCAGAATTAAGGACTGAAACTGATTCAATTTTTTAATTTATGAACATCAAAGAGTTTTTAATCCAGCAAGCAAAAAGAGCTGGGGTATCTGATGATCCTGAGTTCAACCTAATGATTAGTGCATCAGCACTCAATGACATTCAAGTGCCGGAGGCAGTCAGCAATAAGTTCAATACTAATCTCTATGACTTTGAACTTGCCAAGACCAGCCTTGACCTTAAAAAGCACTTCATCAGCAATTATATGATGGGCTATGATGAAGAGATTGTCCGCATGGCTAAGGAGTATGGTCTGGACAGCAACTCAATTGAGGAGCTGAAGGTCACCAAGAACAGCGGAGACAAGATTAAGCTGGCCCTCAAGAAGCTGAAGGAGCTGGAGGAGAAAGCTAAGAATGCCACCAACAGCAATCAATCTGAGGAGTTCTTGAAAAAGATGGCAGAAGCACAGGCTAAGTATGATGACCTGGTCAGCAAAGCAGAGGCAGACAAAAATCTGATTGAGCAGAGATATGTCAGCAAGATGAAGTCACTATGGGAGCAGACTCAGCTTAACGGCATCCAGTGGAATGACCAGATTCCAGAAGCAGCCAGAGTGCCAGCATATCAGGCAGTCCTTGAGCGCAAGCTTGCTCAACTGGATGGGCAAATTATCTATGATGCCGAGCGCAATGCTGCCAAGCTTGTCAATGCTAAAGACCCTACATTGCCTCTTGTTCACAATGGAAGAGAGTTTTCATATTCTGACCTTTCTGCATTAGTTTTGCAGGAGAATAAGCTGTTGAAGGAGCAGGGATCTGGTGGCTCTAACCCGGCAACTTTCGCAGCAGGCACACCAACAATTCCGACTTTGCCTCCCCAGGCAAGTCAAGGCACTCCACTTCCGCAGAGCGTTAGGTCGGCACTTGCTGATATTTCTAATGTGGCTGCGAAAATGCGTTAATACTCATTTACTAAAATGTCATTATCAACAGCTAATGTCTGCCCAGCGATTCTCACTTCGCTGTCTGACAACCTTATAAACAACCCTGCCAATGTGCAGCTTATGGGTGGTACTCTTGCTGCCCTCAATGATCCTTCAAACCTCCGGACAGGCCAAATCATCAAGCAGGCCAATGATAATGGAAGCGGTCATTCAAAAGAAGTTCGTGTTACCTTCAAGCAGCGCCAGCTTGCCTCCGATGCCACAGACACTAAGTCTTGTGATCCGGGCGCACAGATGAACTACATCGAAGAAACATTCCAGGTTAATAACTATCGTGGTGTTTCCTTCACTTTGTCAGAGGCTCAACTCCGCACCTATTGCGAAGCCTACTCTGAGCTTGTACAGCTGACTGGTTCTACTGACCCAAATCAAATCGTTCAGCGTGCTAATGCTATCGGTGCTGCCGGTGGTGCGCTCTCTGTTGTTCGTGAGATGTTTGTTGACTTCCAACTTTCAGCGAATGCTCTTGTGCAGGCTATGAACCAAGACCTCTTGGCTTCTATCTCTGCTGCTGCCGGTAACTGGTATGGTGGTGCAACCAACCCTACTTATGTGGTTGAGAACACAGATGGTTCTATCTATCCTTTGGGCTTATTCCAAATGAAGCAGAACTACATGAACACTGGCTTCTCCGGTTCTCCAATCATCATCGGTGGTGCTGGTGCGCTTCAGCGGGTATGGATGAACGATAGTCGTTACTTCGGTCAGGGTGCAAATGGTATCAACTTTGCAACTGTTCGTGACAACACCGGACTTGCGGAGTACTACTTCGATGTGAATGCAGCTGGTGCATTGACCAACGAAGACTCTGCCATCGTGTTTGCTCCAGGCTCACTCGTTTACACTCCGTTCCTCCAGTATGTTGGCTCTTATGGTCAAATCGGTGTGATGAATCGTTTCACAATGCCAATCCCAGGCTTGCCACAAGTTAAGTGTGATGTGCGCATCCTGCCTGATGAGTGCAACGAGACCTATGCAGTTTGGATGGAGTGCTACTTCGATGTGTTCACTGCTCCTACCACTCTCTTCCCTGCTGGAGACAGCAACGAAGGTGTAAATGGTATCTTCACTGCTCAGTTCGAGACAATCTAATTGAGATTGTACTAAAAGAAAGAGGGAGGCCAAAAGCCTCCCTTTTTCATGTTACCTGTTTAACATTTTAACCAATAAACACTACCTGAGCGAGAGACTGATGTTTTCCTTCATCTGCGCCCCTGGTACTTGTAAGCCATCCTTTATGGACTGGCTAATGCTGGACTTGCTGACCTCCTTTTTAATCACCCAGAACTCATCCGGGATAATCGTGTCATCAAGTATTTCGACTGAGTGTGATTTTCGTGTGCTAAGTTTAGCTAATGGAGTTTCATATCTGCGAATGCCCTTGCTGTCCTCCTCAGTGAAGACCATAAGAGCAGCCAACAGTGTATCTCTTAGCCGGGCAACAGTGTTCTCCTTGGCTTTCTTCAGTGCTTGTATGCGCTTAATCTCAGCAGCAGCTTGCTCAGCCTCTGATTCAAGTTTCAGGATGAACTTAGCATAGGCTTCAGCCTTATAATGGAAGTTCTCCCTGCGGATAGCAAGCTCCTCCATGATCTCATCATTGACCTCGCCTCCGTTCTCCTCCATCAATGCGATGAAGGAGAGTTCTTCTTGTGTTAGTTGCCAGAGAGTTGCCATGATTAAAATGGTAGGTCTTCAGTGAAGTCTTCAACCTGAGCAGCCACTTGTTGCTGGTGCTGTGCATAGAGCATCTCCTGCTGCTGAGCCGGAGTAGGAGTTGCCACTGCCGGAGCAGGAGCAACTGGTGCTTTCATCATTGCCTGGTATTCCTTGCTGCCAACTATCATCTCCTGAAGGAATGTAGGCAGGCTCTCGAACTTTGTGCGGTCAAATTCAAGCACACTAAACTCCATGCTTGGGTTGTTCTGCGGTGGGCAGGTCATGCCCTTCATCATTGGCATCACAGCAGCAATGCGCTCATAGACCTTCTCAGGATTGGCTTTGCTTGGCTGATGGATAAGGTTGATCATGCACGGTGCGCCTATGAGCTTGGCAAGGTCAAATGCCTTTGCCTCATCTTCTGTCAGTGCCTTACCTCTCCAGGCATTCAGCATTGCTCTGAGGTTTGACTTCTCATTCAAGCTGAATGTCATCTCCTTGCTAATTGCGCAGGGCTGCATGCCCTTGTCCTGATTGAAGCACCTAAGCTCGGTTGGAAGCTCCCAAGTAAACCTGACCAGGTCTACTAATTTCTCCTCGCCCATGTACTTCTGCACGATGTGGCCTAGGTGAACAACACTGTAACATCTGGCTACATAAGTGCCAGCAGGGATAAGCTCTCTCTGAGTGCTTTCTCCGGTAGATTTAGCAATAATTGCCATACATCTATTGGTTTATAAATTGAACAAAAATTAAAGTGCGTAAACGATAGCGCAAACTGCCCAGATTGCGAAGAGTTTGACAAAGATTATTACCTGATCCTTGAGTGGCATTTGAGGGAAGTCTTTCATGATTACTTGTACGGATTAGGTTCAATCATTGAAATGATGCTGCCAAGTGCTTGCTGAGCATCCCACAGGTAGGCATCAATACTTCCTTCCTGAACTATTAGTGTCTCATTCTCAATGTGATTCTGAATGAGGCTGATTTGCGACCGGAGGTCTTGAACCAGGTCATAAATTTCTGCTGTTGTCATCTCTGTAATTGTTTATTGGTTAGGTAAAAATGGGAGGTTTGCCCCTCCCTTGTTGATTATGCTAATTCAAGTTCGTTTTCAAGTTTGCAGTATTGATTTGCAAAGTGCATCAGGATTGCAATTTTGTTTTCATTCCATTCCTTAGCTGTAATTCCAATTTCCTGAGCAAGTTTTGAACACTTCAGACGGAAGTCTGCATTTTCAATAAGTTCAACTCTTCTCTGAAATTCTGATTCTGCTGTAATTTGTGCTGCTGTTGTCATGTCTGTAATTGTTATTGGTAAATGTTGAGACAAAGGTAAGGCTACTTTTTACATTTGCAAAATATCTGCAAAAATATTTTAACTTTTTTTTCTAATCAGCCTCCCATGCTTCAGGAGGGCATAATTATGCTTACTATCCACCAGCATGAGCTGCCCATTATGATCTTCCAAGTTCAGTCGGTGGCAGACCTTATTAAAGTAAAAAGTAGTCAGGCCATACTTCCGGCAGAAGTCATCCAGGGTAAGCCTGTCCTTACGCCTCCGAGTGCCGGTGTGCTGCATGATGTCAGCCACAAGAGCCAAGTTCCAGTCATCAACCTTTACCCAGGGCTTGGCATAGCCATCCACTTGCTCAGTGTGGAATAGCCTCTTATATCGGGTGAATCGGTGCGGAGGTAGCTTATACTTCCGGCAGAAGTCAGAAATCTTTAACAAGTCCATTCTTTTGGTTTAGGTTTGCAAAACTAAGTGCAAAAATTTATGCCGGGCTTTTTTTTTGACATGAAGCTTCCTGATATAATTAAGCCTAACCCAGACTTCAAGAAGTATGTCGGTTCGGAGGATAACTTCCAGAAGGCAGTTGCTCGCTATCTGGACACCATAGGCGCATTCTGGTTTCACTGCCCAAATGGTGGCAGCCGGAATGCAATAGAGGCAAGCAAGCTGAAGGGCATGGGAGTAAAGGCAGGCATTCCAGACTGTCTTATAATGGATCAGCGCAAAGGCTACTCCGGGATGGCTATTGAGCTAAAGGTAGGTTACAATAAACCATCAGATCAGCAGTTGTCAATTTTTGACAAGTTAGTTGCTGCCAACTGGCTGGTGATTGTCTCCTGGTCATTGGATGAAGTTATAACTATGATTGATTACTACTATGAAAATAAATGACAAAGGATTCTGGGAGAATCCAACCAAAGAAGGCCATGCCCATGATAGCAGGCTGGCAGGAGCTATTTTAAAGATTCTGAAAGCTCGCAAGGCTGACACCCTGGTAGACTTCGGATGTGGCACTGGTGAGTATGCCAGATTCTTCCGGAGGCATGGCTTAGTTGTGGAGGCTTACGATGGCAACCCTTGGACTGAGCAATTATCTGGAGGCATTGGGCAGGTCAAAGACCTTAGCCAGCGGTTTAACCTGCTGAAGCAGTTTAAGTGCGTAATGTCTCTGGAAGTAGGCGAACACATCCCGGCAGAGTTTGAGCAGGCATTCCTGGACAACCTAATTAAGCATGGCATAGAGGATGGCATTATCATCCTTAGCTGGGCAGTGCCTGGGCAGGATGGTGATGGGCATGTCAATTGCCAGACCAATGATTATATAATGCAGCAGATGCAGGCAAGAGGTTATTACCTTGAGAATACTCTGACCAATCAACTCCGCAAAGCTGCCAGCCTATGGTGGTTTAAGAACTCTTTAATGGTTTTTATATGAGCAGCCTATATACCTTCTTCATTGAGTGGATCTGGCTGCACATATTTTTTTGGGCATTCGTTTTGCTGATTCGTTTTTTAGACCATTTATTTGCAAAAAAATCTTTAAAAAAATTTAACCAATGGAAGAACTGACTGAAATCGAAGTACTAAGGGCTAAATTAGCCAAGGCTCAGGCCAATGCTGACAACCATAGGCGAAGCAGAGACTACCATAAAGAAGCCAATGCTGAGCTGCGGAAAGAAATGGAGGTAGCCAAGACCCAGAAAGACTTCTGGGAGCAATCACTCTTTGAAATGGAGGAGGCAAAGTGGACATACATCCGGAAGTATGAGACCTGGAGAACCATTGCAACTGTCTTTATTGTTTTCTCCATAGCAATCAGTGCCTTCTTTTTTATGTGTTTGAATAGTAAGATTTAGAAACCTTTTATAACTTTGCACTGGCGAAAGCCCCCGATTGACACCCGGGTATAAATTCAGAGAAATGAAAAATATTAAAGCCCCATTCGGTCAGTACTTGGCAGCCTATCTCTGGGCTGGTGTCACCAAGGAAAGCCGGATGGGGTTTTTGTTTTATGGAACTATATGACATTTTTCACAAAATTAGGCAAGAGCCTGAGTTCATTGAAAGTTTACAAAGGGAGGGCAATGGCCTTCATGATCGGGAGATAGTCCTGATTTATCGATTACTTATAGATAAGTATTCTGAGCATTTGGACAAATTAAGTTCAAAGGATGCCATCTATCTTTTTAAACAATTAGCCAAAAGTTTAGTATGAATGGCTATCAATTAACCAGGCAATGGTTTGAGTGGAGGTTTAATAATCCAGGCAAGCTATCCTCTGCTCATGCGGAGCTTTATTTCTACATAGTTGATAGATGGAATTATTTTGGTCAAAAGCCTGAGTTTGGGCTTCCAAGATTGCATACTATGGAGGTACTATCAATAGGCAGTCGGAATACCTATAAGAAACTTTTTGGCGATCTAATTGAGCATGGATTTATCAAGTTGATTCGTGAATCATGCAATCAATACCATCATGCCTCAATAATTGCATTGTCAAAATTTGAGCAAGCACCTGAGACACCACTTGACACACCAACTGAGCAAGCACCTGAGCAAGCACCTGACCCAATAGGCAAACCAAATAACTTAGGAACTAAAGAACAAAAGAAGAAGGGATTTGATTTTTCAGGATATGGAATGTTAAGTGAGCTAATGCAAAAATGGGTAGATTATAAAAAGTCAATTAAGAACTCATACAAGTCTCAGAGCAGTCTTGACATAGTGGCTAAAAAACTAAATGAATTATCAGGGGGAGACATTCAGAAAGCAGAAGCAATAGTTGAGCAGTCAATAGCCAATGAGTGGAAAGGTCTATTTGAACTTAGACAAACTCTGAATGTAAACAGAGGTAATAGCCAGCCGCCGGTCAATCCCTCAAAAATTATAAACTATGGCAAAGGGAATGGAGCAGTAGTGTACAGTGAGAAGTACAAAGTTTACTATGAGCCTATTCATAACGGTCAGCCACCGAAAGAAGTAGTTGACTTAATTTACCTTGACCAGGGCAACCATAGCAACTATGGAGAGTATGTTCAGTGGATGCTCAAGAATGACAGACACCCATTGCCACCAGAGGACAACCGCTATTTTCCAGAAGACTGGAACTTTGAAAAGTTTGTCTCCGAACAAAAGGCTATCCTTGCAAATTCTAACCAATAACCTTTATGATGACAGTTACCTACTTTGACAATTTTCGCACTGTCAATGATCCTAAGTTTTTCCCTGTTGACATGGTGCTGGAGCGCATCAAGAATGGCGCATCAAAAGAACTCATTGAACAACTCAGAGCAATAACTGACCCTGAGCAGCAAAAGGACTTCAAGCTAAACAGACTGCCACTAATCTGCTTCTCCGGTCAATTCACCAGGAGAGCAGCAGTTGCCTTCAAGAAAGCCTCTGGATTAGCCATTATGGACTGGGATGATGTGCAGGCTGAAAATCTGCGTGATCTACAGACAATCATAATTTCTGAGCCTTACACCTATGCCTGCTGGGTATCTCCCAGAGGAGGACTGAAAGCACTCATCAGGATAGCCGATGCAGAAAAATATAAAGAACAATATGAAGCCCTACTTGACTATTTCAATGGTCTGACTATTGATTATTGCCAGGCAGACAAGGCTAACAAGGACATTGCCAGAGGATGCTTTGAAAGCTATGATCCTGACTTGTACATAAACCGAGAGGCTAAGCCATTTCAGTACTACATCAAGCATGAGCGCATGGAAATGCCCACATACGAAAGTAAAGTGGAGCTTATCCCTCGCATCCTAAAGTGGACAGCATCAAAAAACCAATATTTCCAGGATGGTCAGCGAAATCACTTTATCCTGTGCTTTGCCGGAGCTTGTTGCCGTTTTGGAATTGACCAATATGACTGCATGGCTTTTTGCGATAACCAGTTCCTGGCTAATGATACATCCTTTAGCCGTAAGGAATGTGAGCAGACAATAGCCAATGCCTACCGATTCTGGCAGAATCAATTTGGTACTGCTGAGTTTAATTCTGGTAAAGTAGTGGACACTAAAACTCTAATGGAGATAGATGTTGCTCCACCTGCCGAACTTTTTGATACTTCTCAGCCAGCTAAAGATGTTGTTTACGGTGCTTCAGTAATTGACCGTGCGCTTGATCTACTTGAAAATGGCTTACCGTACATTGAAGGCATAGGCATCCCTATGCTGGATGACATGTTCAAATTCAGGAGGGGAGAGATAACGCTTTTGTCTGGTCATGGTAATCATGGAAAGTCCAGTATAATGAAGTACATGATGCTTTGCCATGCAGCCATTTATGGTCGAAAGTTTGCCATTTTTCCTCCAGAGGACAATCCGGCTGAACTATTCTATCATGACCTGGTTGAGATACTGCTTGGATGTGAATGCTCACCAACAAGCTATAACAGGCCAAATAAAGAAGGATATGAAAAAGCCTACCGATGGGTAAGTGATCACTTCTTTTACATCTATCCAGAAACCGAAAGCCCTACACCTGCTTACATCAAGCAACGATTCCTGGAGCTAATCATCAAGGAAAAAGTTGATGGATGCATCATTGACCCATTCAATCAGATGGACAATGACATTAGCCGGGCAGGTGGAAGAGATGACCAATACCTAAGCATTGTCCTGGGAGACTTTGCAAGATTTGCAGCGCAGAACAATGTCTATTTTTTCATCCTAAGCCATCCGAAAGGTGGAGGTAAAAAGACAAATGGAGACAACTATCCATGCCCGGATGTCTATGATTTAGCAGGAGGCGCAATGTGGAACAATAAGATGTGGAACATATTAATTTATCACAGACCGCTATTTTACTCAATGCCATTAGACCCGACCTGTGAGCTACATGCGAAAAAAATTAAACGCAAAGAGGTAGGCAAACGAGGCTTTATTCAGTTTGAGTACAAGTATCAGAAGCGCAGATTTTTATTTCATGGAGGTGATCCTATGGAAAAAATATTGGGAGACTTAAATTTGAATGCTTACTTGCCCACTCCGAAAGTAATAGCACCGAATTTTGAGGATAGTCAAGAATTAGATGATGAACCACCATTTTGATCAAGTAATCCACATAAGCCAAATACCTGCCACCTATGATGGCATAGGCACTTACATAAACGACATGAATTACCAATATATACCTAACAACTTCGATTACGAAGACTGCATGGACTGGCTGAACAGAAAAATTGCTCAGCTTGATGCCAAGATTGAAAAGGGCAGCACCAAAGCCTACCTTTACAAGTGGAAGAATCAACGAGACATGTATGCAGCAATTGTTAAATACCTATCTTTGCCTAAACTAAGTTTAAGACAATGCCGCTGAAAAAAGGATATAGTGCTAAGACTGTTAGCCAAAACATTAAGACAGAAATGAAAGCAGGCAAGCCTCAGAAGCAGGCAGTAGCCATTGCTCTGTCCGTGGCTAAGAAGGCTAAGAAGGCAGCAAAGAAAAAATAATCACAACTAAAAAAGGGCCATTAGGCCGGTACATTTATGGCAGCACCAAAAGGAAACAATTGTTGGCAATTGCGCCTCAAGCATGGTCTTGATGGCAAATTCAAATCACCCGATGAAATCCTGACCAACTTTGAGCAGTATGTTCAATGGGCAGAGGAGAATCCACTTATTGAAGTGGACTTCAGAGGCAAGGATGCAATGAGGGTTGAAATTCCTAAAAAAAGAGTGCTTACAAAGGATGGCTTTGCGCTTGCTTGTGGCTTCAGCTGCTATGCCAAGCTATCCGAGTATAAGAACAAATCAAAAGATTTTGGTGATGTCTTTACACGCATAGAAGAGGCCATCCGATTGCAGAAGTTTGAAGGTGCTTCCTCTGGCTTCTTTAACCACAACATCATAGCCAGAGACCTTGGCCTGATGAACCAGGAGCAGATGACCGTACAGATGCATGAGGTGATTCTGCCAAAGGTATTGCGCAAGGAGGAGCAGGCTGACTGATGGCAATGATTGACTTGTCATCACCTGACCTCTGGAGTCAGAAGTACCTCCCTGCGCTTGTTGAGCCAAAGACCTACAACATCCTTTGGGGCGGGGCGGGCAGCGGTAAGTCACAGACCATGATTCAGTTACTGCTGGCTGAGATATGCAATCATAAGGCAAACCAGTTCCAGACTTACTTTGTCATCAGGAAGGTAGCCAGCACTCTCCGCAACTCAGTCTTTGCTGACTTCCGCAATAAGATTAGTCAGTGGGGCTTTGAGAAGCTGGTTAAGGCCAAGACCGGCTACCTTGAGCTTCAGTCCGGGAGCAACAAGATTGTCTTCCTTGGCTGTGATGATCCTGAGAAGCTGAAATCACTTTCCCAGGCTAAGTACATTTGGATTGAGGAAGCAACCGAGCTTAGCCTGGAGGACTTCACCCAGATTACTCTCCGACTGAGGGGTAAGTCAGAGCAGCCTAAGAGGTTCTTTCTGACATTTAACCCAGTCTCCGATAGCCATTGGATTAAGAAGCGGTTTTTTGATGATGTGCCAGCCAAAGAGCAGAACCAGATACTCAGGCTGCACGGTACTTACCGGGATGCACTGAACTTCCTTGATGATGAATATGTCACAAGGATGGAGGCACTCAAGACAGTCAATCAGACTTACTATGAAGTCTATGCCTTGGGCCAGTGGGGAGTCTGGGATAGGGAAAGCCTATTTGCCTACACCTTTGACTACTCTCAGCATGTCTTCGGTGGCTACATTAAGGCCAATCCTGCCTACCCACTCTACCTATCCTTTGACTTCAATGTGACCAACACATGCGTGGTCAGCCAGTATATCAAGTACGGAAGTGAGTCAGCCAATTATGCAACCATCAATGTGCTGAAAGTCTACCGCATAGGTGACCTATCCACACTTTGCCAGACCATCCGGCAGGAGTACCCTGGGCTGATGTATGTCATCAATGGTGATGCATCCGGGGCAAGCAGGAATGCCTTTACTCAGGGCAACATCAGTGCCTACCTAATCATCAAGAACTACCTTCAGCTCACCGACATGCAGCTGCAAGTGCCAAAGGCTAACCCATCACACATTGCCAGCAGGCTCATCACCATCCTGATATTCCAGAAAGCAAAGATTTGCATCAGTGAGAAAGCATGCCCGGCTCTGGTTACTGACCTTAAGGAGGCAAAGGTAGACCGGCAGGGCAGCCTTGATGCCTGGAAGAACAAGAACCCGGACAAGAGCCATGCACTGGATGCCTTCCGATATTTTATTTTCTCTAACTTTGCCGAAATCACCAGCAACTTTAATCTGGAAAAGTATGGCACTATGCTGCAATAACTGCTATCCCATCTGTCAGCCATTCCCCAGCTGCCCTGATGATGTCTTTATCTTTGCTCCTCCTGGCTATGCTCAGGAGGACATTATTGTCAACATCATTAAGCCGGGAGTGAATGTTAATGTCAGGCAATTGTTGACCATTAACCCGGATGGGTTTATTGATCTCGATGCCACACAGATTCCGGAGGGCTTTCTCAATCCATACGGAGGCCAGTACAGCATTTACTTCAATGACTCAGTTACCAGTGAGCCTGTACCATTCATTGCTGTTGATGGCAAGGAGTATGACTCAATCTGCCTAAGCTTCATCAGCACCTTTAGCAATATAGAGACAGTACAATTAATCATAAATGTCTTCAACAATGACCAACCAGAACTATGACATTGATGCAAGTTGCGGTGGCAAGCGCAGAGGCTGTTGCATTATCGAATTACCACACGATGCCGAGCCTGCTGACATTGGCTCTGATAGCTTTACTCAGCGCATCCTTCTCATTGTTCCTGGATTATCTGCTGGAAGACCACCCACTTGGGCAGTGGTATCTGTGTCAAATCCAGAAGCTACCAACCATCTGGGCGAAGCCACTCGGTGAATGCCCATTCTGCTCCGGTGCTTGGCAGTTCCTGCTCATCGGTTGCCTTATGTTTGACTATCCATTTTATCTATGTTCAATATTTTTAGGTCTAAACCACTTCCTGCTCCTGCTCCTGAACCGACTCCAGAAAAAGCTGCTGTACAAGAGCAAGATGGCCGAATACTTTACAAAGGAGTAGCACCGAAAGACCGCTGGGATCAGATTGAGTTTGCCTTCACATCCGGAGGCATTAATTACTTCCGCTTCAGTTCAGAAGTAAATGTGCCATTCCAGAGGGCAATTGCAGCCAGAGATATATTCACAGAAGAACTCTGGCAGATAAACCCAGACTTTTTAAGAGGCTGGAACAATGGCCTGATTAATCTGCTCATGGACAAGAAGAAGAAGGATGAGAAGAAGCTATATGAGATAGGCATCCTTGCCTCCCGGCTAAAGGAGCAGATGGAGATGTCCATGAGCATGACCAGGCAGCTGAAGTTGGCAACTGTTGTCTACTTTGATGAGCATGAGAACCCATTAGATTACCAGTACCCATACAACAAGCTGAAGCTGGAGCATTGGATGAAGCACAATGATGTTGAAGGTTTTTTTTTGAAACTGCCGGAGTACGCCTTTCTGCCCTCTTTGACCGAATACAGCACGAATTTCCCGACCTATTTGCAAGCAGAAACAATTCAAAACCTAAACAAC